GTTGCAGCACCAGTATTTATAGTTTTTGCTTCGAAGTAAAATACTTGCCCTGCAGCGTAAGCACTTATTGCTGGCGCTAAAGTTATTACATAAGTATCTGTAGCTTCTGCATCTGCAGCATAAGAATGTTGTGCATTTTGAACATTAGCGGCAATATCGCTAGGAGCTGCAACTAATGGTGCAGTAGTTCCACCAGTATCAGTTCCTGCTTGAGTTTCTGCAGAAGTAGCTTTTTCTACTATTCCTTTAACAGTTGTAGAAGCATTAGGCGCTCCTGCAATTGCAATATCATCAATATACTTTTTATTTGCTAATTGATAATCTGTAGTTGGTGCAGAACTTGGGCCAACAGGAAAGCTAGAAAATGTCTTAACACCTGCTATTGTTTGAGCCTCATAAATATCAACTAAACTTTTAAATAATTGTGGGAAGTGAGTGCCTAATTCTACTATTGTATCTCCAAGCACCCACGTCAATTTATTAGCAGAAACTTCAGTTGCTAATGTTCCATCAAAATTAAGACCACGTGCATCAATTGTAATCGAAGAATCTGCAATAGTTGATGGATCTATTTCCATTAATTCTAATAATGTTCCTGCTGAATTTCTGAAAGCAGCATAAGCTACAGTTCCAAAATCTGCTGATGTTAAAGCTTCTCCATCCCATCCTAGGATATTATCTAATTTAAAAGATGAAGCAGAACCATTAATGGTTGCTGATAATCTTTTCGCTGGGACACTTAGAGGTTTGATACTTGACATAATTTTAATTTATTGTTTAATAATTTGATTGTTTTGTAACCATATGTATCTGTTTGACTATGACAATTTTTACATAAAGTTCTTCCATTGTTTAAATCCCATAACTCTTTACAATTTATCGCTTGTTCTAATGTAGTAATATTATTTTCTGATAAAATTAAACCAAAAGACTTTATGTGATCAGCATTTAAATTTCCGCCAACATCATCTAAACATTCAATACAAGTATAATTATCTCTTTCAAATACTTTTTCTCTCCATATTCTATATTGAAAACATTGTCTAATTGATAAATGAAACGCTGTTTTACCTCCTTGCCAATTATGATTATTTTCTCCCTTATGTAATAATGATAATTTTTTTCTAGTTTCCAATGAAGCTTTTTTACCTTTATTATATAAACCGCAACTAGCTTTCTTACATGATATAGAAATCTTTTCCTTAGAATCTTCAGACATAATTTTTCCAACTCTATATGTATTACCTTTACTAATGTCAGCTAATCTTTTCTTACATTCTTCTGTATGTTTTAATCCTAATGATGGTTTTCTACCAACTCTCGCCTTTCTTAATTTAATTTTAGTTTCTTCTGTATGTTTTTTACCTTTCCACCATATTTGTTTTCCTTTCATAGATTGTCTAATTTTTTCTTTATGTTCTTCTGTATGTTTTTTACCAGTCATAGCTTTACTCATTTTTTCCTTAGTTTCTTTTGTATGTGGTTTTCTAATTATCATATTAATATATATTCTTAATTTTAGTAGTATTAATAGAAACATCCTCCTTCATTGAACAGGAATACCTACTGATCTCATAATCTAAGTCTGTTCCTACTGATGAATGTCCTAGTGAAAAGAAGTTGCCGTATTGGAATGGGAAATAAATCCTGAATGAAAAATGTCTTCTTCCGTCTGCATTTAGTTCACTGAATGTTGCTGACATTGGATCTATTGCTAGTGAATTTCCTCCTAAAAATGCTTGGCTTTTTTCTCCGTCTAAGAATCCTTCTTCTGTTGATGCAAATGTAAATTCTAAAAATGCAGTTTCTGTAAAATCTTTCCAAACTTTAAATGTTAATTCTGTTCCTCCTTTAATATATCCTTCAACGTACAAACCACTCATGGCTTGAGCATTGGCTTTAGAAGCTGTTAAGTTAAAGAAATGTGTTGCAACTTCAGATGAAATTGGGTATCTAGTTGTTCCATGAACATCTGCATATTGGTCTTGATACATTTTAAAAACATTAGCTCCATTACTTTCAGCATAACATAATTCACCATCAAATTCCTCTAATCCAAACGCAGGAATATCCCAAATTCCTTCAAAGTAACCTTTTTTATTATAGATTAAAACAATATCGTTATCTGTTTTGGTAGTGCTTGATTTTAAAGGAATATGAATTTTATCTTTATATTCGATACCTTTACCAACACTATCTACTCCGCATAAATCAAGATATCTTTTAATTTTATTACCAATATTTTCTGTCTGAGGTGTAGTGTCAGCAGCTTTAATTCTTCCTATAGAAGTAAATTTCTTATCAGGAGTAATGAAATATATATCGTCTGAACCCTTGATTACTTTTCCAACGCTTCCTATCCCTGGCTTCAATGGAGTTCTAACTGCTAAATCATTAGTGTCTTGAGAATATTGTAATGCTTCAATATATTTTGCTTTAAATAAATATGCATTATCTTCTTGAGACGCTACATCTGTCCATTCTCCACCACCATAAGGAGCTGAAATAATATCTCCTTCTCCGGCAATTCTGGTGGCAGCAAATCCAAAATCGAATGGATCATTTATCTTTGATACAAAGACACTGCCACCAGCACTATATCCTTCTAAGGCCCCTCCAGATCCGCGAGCTAACGCAGACCTTACGTTCCCAACAATTATTCTATTTAAATAATTAGTAAATCTATTACCCCTAGGATTAGCAGGATATGAAGTTGGAACAATAGTAACAATATCATTATCTGAACCTGCATGGGCTGAAGTTACCGGGAATTTATTGTATTCAACTAAAGCTGTGTAAGCTACTTCTGTGTCATTATAAATTATAGTTCCTGTAGCAGGAAAAGCTAAACGCTTTATTTGAAAAGTAGCATTGCCTGGATCTGTCATTGAATCAAATGTAAGTGTATTAGAATCATTATCGCTGATGGCCCTAATTTGTCCTGATTGCGTGCCAGAAGTAATATATATATAAAATCCTATCCATTGGTCATCTGCCCATGGAGTTCCGGCAACATCTACTGTTGTTGTACTAGAAGCCGTAGCAGTTTTTGACTCATAAATATCACTTTCTAAAACTGAATCTACTACAACATTTGTTGCCGCTAAAGCTAAATCACCATTCAATTGAGTGACTGCACCAGTCCATCTAAGATAATCATCAAATCTATTACAAGCTATTAAATAATCTTGATTGCCTGTGTTTACTAAAGATGAAACAAATCCAAATTCTTTATCAGCAGTAAATCCATTTTTAATTCTAAACCAACCATGCGTAGAATGACTCTTTGAATATCCCTCCATTTCATCGTCATAACATTTTAACAATATCTCATTAGTACCAAAAGAGCGTTTGAATTTATAGAAGCCTAGAGCTTTCTTAGATGAAGTATTTTCAGTACCTAGAAGTGTAACCCCGGGCCTAGGAGCTATTCCGCCCCTGTCTGTGATCACTGCATTCTTCATTATTCTTAGAGAACCAAAAGGACTTTTAGTTGTGTCTAAAAGTGCGTAAAACCCTAATTTAAAATTTTCTAAGTCTATAAATACGTCTTTCATACTAATAATTATAATAAGTTGTTGACGTTAATTTCGCTTCGCTTGGGTAATCAAATATATATTTTGCTAAAGCTTTGTCTCTTTCGTCATCTAAATCATCAATCTTTTGTTGCATTAAATCTGTTTCTCTAGCGGCCAATGATCTTGCTTCTTTTACTATCAAATCATATTCATCAGTGTCGGCTACTAAATAATCTCCATCATCTGTAGAATTTTCTATGTAAGCTCCGGCTGCTGTATACCAGCCATATTTTGTGTAATAGTGAATATTATGAATTTCACCTTTCTTTAAAACTAACCAATCAAATTTGTAATCGCTTTCAGATACTTTAGCAGCATCTTTTGTCATATAAAGAGCAAAATAAGTAAGGGCCGTATCTGTCGGTGTTCCAGTATCAGTTAATGATTCAACATCAAATCTTAATAAATTCCAACCATTTACAAATGCTGTACCATCAGCTTGAGTAGTAACAGTTTTTGAATGATAAACAGTTGAACTACTACCAAACCTTAAAATAACATTGGTAAGATTTGTTGTGTCTGTAATTTCAAAATATGCAAAAAATGCGCTAGTACCACCTAGATAATCTGAAATATCTAATGAATTAACATTAGCATTATAAA